ATGGCTTATGGAATGAACAAGCTCACGGACAAGAAACTTAGGGCTTTGCTGGGTAGGCAGAGCGAACGAGAGTCCAAGATCTCTGACGGGGCAGGGTTAATGGTTCGGGTCAGTAAGGCCGGCTCTATCAGTTGGTTCTACAAGTATCGCCTTGGCGGGCGTGATACCCCTGCTTTGATGCTCGCTTTGGGAAAATACCCTGATCTCACCCTTGCAAAGGCCAGAGAAAAGCGTGACCAGTGCCGCGCCTGGCTGGCAGAAGGGCGAGACCCTCAGCGAATGTTCAAACTTGGCAGGGAAGAAACGCTAAAGCCGGTGACGGTGAAAGAGGCTCTCGAATACTGGCTCACAGAGTATGTTGATGGAAACCTGGTGAACGATGTTCGATATCGGGAGCGGTTCGCTAATCACATATACCCCTTTATCGGCGATATGGCGCTCTCAGACTGCGAAACTCACCATTGGCTTACCTGCCTATCCAGAACGAAGAAAAACGCTCCTAGCGTCGCTGGGATGGTTTTACAGATGGGTCAGCAAGCCTTCAAGTTTTGCCGTATACGCCGTTATGCCGTTTGCCATGTTCTCGATGGGCTGACGATGCAGGATATTGGGGTCAAAACCAGTAAGCGGAAAAGGGTCCTGACTAGCAGGGAACTGACAGACCTGCTCGTAGGCTTAAAAAACGATTCGTTTTCGCCGTATTATACCAACCTGGTATCGCTTCTTATCTCGTTTGGTGCCCGTACCGGTGAAGTCAGGCTTTCGGAGCTCAAGGAGTGGGACCTGCGCGACAAACTATGGACCGTTCCTGAAGCACACAGCAAAAACGGCGAGAAGATAATCAGGCCTATTCCAGACCGCCTATGCCCGCTTATTGAGCAGCTAAAGCAGCAAAACAAAAAATCCGGGTTGCTGCTGGGGGAAGTGAAAACCGACTCCGCTGTTAGCCAGACAGGGCGCAAAATGTGCCAGCGGCTGGGGCACTCTGAGCACTGGCGACTTCATGATCTGCGACGAACCTTTTCCACAGGAATGAGCGATCTCGGGATTGCACCTCACATCGTCGAGCTACTACTTGGTCACACTCTGGGCGGCGTAATGGCAGTTTACAACCGTAGTCAGTACCTACCGGAGAAACTGGATGCCCTCAATAAGTGGGTTGAGCGGTTGGACTTATTTGCAGACAACCATGAAAATATTGTTATTTTAAAGGTCGGTGAAAAATGAAAAGGATCAAATTAAAGGCAGGCTTGCCTAAATGGTTCAATCTGAAAAATTATGAAAGTTTTTGCTCTATGAATGATGCTGAGCTGTTTTACCAGTTATCGGCGAGGTGGGATACCTATGCCTTTAGCGCTCTTATGGAGTTAGTTGAGATCGAATCAATTATCGGCACTGGTGTGATTGCCGATGCTAAAGCTAAATCAGAATTGCTACATAGAGATCTTGAGGGTGGGAATGAAGCCTTTGGAATGCTGGCTAAATCAGGAGGCGTTGAACCTCTTTCTATGCATGAACATTATCGTATTCATACAAATGTTGAGGAGTATGCAAGAGAAAAGGGATTAAGTGTAACGTCTAAATTTATAGATAAATTTCTCTTTCACCCTAAAAGCGTAAATTCTTTCATTGATGAAGAGTATGAAAATAATATGTATTTGAAAGTTGACTTGAGTTGGCCGGATGAACTCATTCTTAAAGATATGATTAAGCTATTGCCGCTATGGAGGGAAGCGTTAAATGCCAAACCGGAAATGGAGCATAACGGCTATGGTTGGGATTCGGTGAAAAAGAAAATATTGGATTATTCGCTTTTCCCTTTGATAGATTTGCTTATTTGGGAAGGTAAAACCGATAATAAAATAACCAATGGTGTCTTGGCTGTGTCTGTGTACCCACAAGGCGACTATGATGCAACAAACATCACTCAGACCATTAAGCCAAATCTAGAAAAAATCTTCAATTTTTATTCTATAGAAAAATGCAGGCGAGAATTGTTAGATAGAAAATTGTTGCCTTTAAAGAAAGTAGATAAACATTTATAAAATTCATGTAATGCGAGAGTATTTGATTAGGTAAAGAATAGCCTCCACCAAGCAACATTAAGACAGTGGAGGCTTATATGCCAAACAAACAGATTGACCCATTAGACGTTCAACCAATTTTTATCACGCCAACTTCTGAACAGCGCCGAGCCATTCTTGCTGAATATGGCGAACGAACCGACCGTAATACCAAAGAACCAGAACGTGAGCACATTACAGGTATTAGTCGCTCCACAGCTCACGTACTGGAACAGAAAGGCTTATTTCCTGCCCGCCGGCACATTGGCCGCAGAACGTGCGCCTGGCTATTGAGCGACCTTCTTTGGTGGATTCGTAACCCTCCAGCTATCGGTGGTGTACATAATCCACATGAACGCCGCAAAGCCAAAGCAGCAGCGGAGGCGAACTAATGACTAGAACTGTTGGGGCGTCACATTTGTATGGTTTCTCATACAACAACAAATCTTGTTACTGGGTTTTTATCCAGTATTTTAACGCTAAACTGTTCTCCATAGCTTCCAAACAAAAGGAGACAGTATGTTAGAGGCCACCTTTACACCACCCACACCAGAACAGCGCCGCAGCATTTTGGCGGAGTATGGGTTCACCTACGATAAACGCATCCGCGAACGTGAGTGCTTGGATATTACCAGCCTATCCCGCACCACCCGCTGGCAGTTTGAAAATGAAGGTAAGTTCCCGGCCCGCTGCCACTTTGGCCGTAATTCATGCGCCTGGCTTCTCAGTGATGTGTTGTGGTGGGTTCGAAATCCACCAGCCGTTACAAACGTTAATAACCCATATAGCCGCCGCTCCGTTTAACGAGGAATAACCAATGAAACTGAAAAGTACGGCCATTCTTGGTCGGGGCCAAACTCACCCTGAATTCACCTCCGGCGCCAATATCGCGGAGCTTAAATTCCACAACCAGGTGGTAATTCCCTTCGACAATGGTGACGGGAAAATATGGTTCACGGCTGAGCAACTGGCCAAGCTGCTCGGGTATGCGGATGTAAAGCAGGTGAACAAGATTTTCCAGCGTCACAAGGAAGAGTTTACTGAAAGCATGACGATGGTGACCAAAGTGACGGTCAGCAATAAAAACAATCAGTTAGAATACGTTCAAATCCGGCTGTTCTCTCTTCGCGGCGCTCACCTGATCGGCATGCTTTCGCGTACCAAGATCGCTAGGGAGCTGCGTATTTGGTTGCTGGACCTTGCCGAGCAAGAAACCCAGCCACAGGCATTGGATCTGGCAAACCTCAGCTTCGCCTCATTGAAGGATTTTTCGGTAAAACAGATCACCGATTTTCTCGTTAAGGCCGAGGAATATTCGAAGCGGGAAAACGGCACCAAGGGCAGCATGAAAATGCACCGCCGTAAAAAAGAGAAGAAAGCGATCGAGAATGCAGATCGGGCCGCAAAGCAATTCATCTTTTTCACTCTGGGGCTTGAGTTCGCTGATGGGGAGGTGTGCAAATGATGGCTGATTACTACAAAGAAAAAGGCAGCACCGCAAATGCTGCCCTTTGGGATGACGGCTTTCTCAATCAGAAGCACTGTCAGTATATTGCAGAACGACGGGGTAGGCACTACGAAAATTTCGTAGGTCATATCTCAACCTGCACAAAAAGTGTAGGTCAGCTCTCTGGCGATTCCTTGGGTTTCTTGCGCTGCCGGCGTTTAATCTCGCCCTGCATGGCAGTGACAATGAATTGCCCTGTAGTTTCTCCGTCTTCTTTGACTGACTCCATCGCCTCCACTACCTCATGCGGGGCGCGAGCCTGCACCTTCTGTGATTTTGCATTAATTGCTTTCGTTGCCAAAGCTGAAACCTCCTGTTGTTGGTGGAGGACAGTATACACAAAAGATAAAGCAGAAAAAGTATTGACGTGCCTCCACCTTGGATTTAAAGTGGAGTCCACCTTGAGTTATTTAAGGTGCGTATATGACGAAGCCCAGAAGGACGGCAATCCGCTCTGGGCCTCTAACCACAACGTAACTGAGACTTACATTATGGCATGTTCACATGATACCCAAACTCGGCCCGCGAAAACATACCTCTGGCGATTTATCGCCCTCAATCGTATTGATTTGAAATCCGTGCCGTGCCGCCTGTCTGTGGAAGCAGCAACCGAACGTGACGCCCGCCGCATTCTGGCACCGCACTTTATCCTCTCACTGGCTGCCCGTCTGCCGATCCAAGGGGTGATGGAAATGATCACTCCTTCAACCGTAGAGAAAACCTCTATGGAGGTGCGCTATGCACAAGCCTAATCAAATTCCCGGCATTGCCGGAAACTATTCAGCTCGCATCATGCTGACCATTGAGAACGGCAAAGTTACCAGCGAACGCATGATCGGCGACGGAGAGATTCTCGCCACCCTCGACACCTTCATCGAGCTGGCACAGCGTGCTGGCTGGCATGTGTCACCTGAACGCCCTGATCTGGAGGCTGCCCATGTCGCATGAAAATGGACTGAGCGAGGCGTGCAAACAGGCCGACCAACTGAACGCGCTGCTGGTGGCCATGACCCTCGCGTCGGACGAGCTTGATACGACGGATCTGCAAACGTTGGTCACATTGGCCTTTGATTTGGCTGGTGGGCCAGCCTGCTGGTTACTGGAAGAACAACATCGTCGGGAGAAGAAAAATGCGCAGACCTCGTAATTACAAAATGCTGTCGGAAATTGTGGCCGAGCTGTTGGTGGTGACCGGTGTTCTGTTTTTCACACTCGGTAGTCTGGTTGGATTTGTTTATCTGTTGGGAGTGATGGTGGGGGACCACGATGCGTAGCGTTAATGTACTTGATGCCATCAATGCCCTTGCCAAAATCCAGGCGTTGGCCGCCGCTGCTGGCTATCTGACGTCGAGTGAGCGTGAGGAACAGATTTGTTTTGAACTCGTCGATTTGATTGAGGAAATCGCCCGGCGTGGTGCGGAGGCTGAAAATGAGTAAAACCTACACCTATCAGGTGAATGAGGATGTGCTGTTGCACTTGCAGCGATCGCTGGATTTGCTGAACTGTGCGCAGCTCATCATCAACGCGCAGGACAAGCATATGCAGAAATACGTCATGTCGCTGGTGGATGTTGCCGAGGATTTCACTCAACGGGCAGCTAACGCGCTGGATCTCGGCGAACAGTCCACGGTGGAAAATGAACAGGGGGTGTGCAATGGCTAAGAAAACCGAACTGATGGCCGTCGAGGCCAAAGACCTGCAGGTCATCGAGTATCGCGGGCAGCGTGTGGCGACTACCGAGCAGTTGGCGGCTGGGTATGGTGCGACTGAGCAGATGATCACGAATAATTTCAATCGCAACAAAACGCGCTTTGTTGAGGGGAAGCATTACTTCAAGTTGAGGGGGGAAGAAGTAGAAATTTTGCGCAACTCTTTCAGCGGTGTGCAAATTTCCTCGAAAGCACGATCTCTCACGCTATGGACTGAGCGCGGAGCTGCCAACCACGCGAAGATATTAGAAACCGATCAGGCGTGGGAATACTACAACGACCTGACTGAGTTCTACTTTACCCACCGCGATGCCAAGGCATTACCTGCGCCAGTGGAACTGTCCAAGCTGGAAATCATCCAGATAGCTCTCGAGTCCGAAAAGGGCCGCCTCGCAGCAGAAGAACGGGCCAACTATGCGGAGCGCACCAAGTCGCAGATTAGTCGCAAGCGCGAAGCCTCTGCCCTTGGCAAACTTAGTGCGGCCACCCGTAAATGCCGGGATCTGGAAGAACGTCTGGGCGAAAGCGTGAAGCATGCAACCATCACCAAGGTGGGAGGTAAGACCGGCAGTGAGTACAAATTCGTGGATCTGCGCCGTTGGTGTAAGGCGAACGGGGTCACTGCGGTCGATGTGCCTGATCCGCGTTATGGCAGCGTCAAGTCCTGGCCGGCGGGTGCATGGCTGGACGTGTACGGCATTGATCTGCGCAAGCTCTTCGGGGGTGAACTGTGAGCTATATCGAACAGATTTTGTCACGCACCGATATCAGCAACGAAGACACCGAACAGCTGAAATTCATCCGCATGCACTCTGAAGGTGCCTATGTGGGTTTACTGTCCGGGCTTGGAGCAATCGGCAATATCGCTTTCTGGGCATGTGACAACAAAGAATATACCGACAATATGGCGCGAACAGATCTTCACGCACTCGGCGAAATGTTGATGTATATCCCAGGTATTACAGCAGCACTTAAATTTAATGCGGATGAGGCCGATTTTGCCATTAATGATCGTGAGCAAAAAAAGAAACGCTGAAACCCAACGTTAATTAATTGCCATCAACAAATTTAATACCGACGCCGGTCGGGGGCTTCACTCGGCCGGAATTCGGGAAGGACATACTATGACTCACTCAATTGAATTAAATCGCAAGCACATTGCGGAGGCGTTTGTGGATTATTGCAAGCGTCGCAGCGGTGGACACCCGGTGTGTACGGTGACGGTCAATCGTCAGCAGGTCATCCTTGGCGAGCTGAGCGCTGACGCGGTACACCGGTGCCTGACAGATTGCTTTGAAGTGGAATGCTACAAAAAATACGGGCAGGCCAACAGCCTCAAATTATTGGCGTCTACGTATTCCGGCATGTTGAATAAAGACAACAGCAAATTAACGCCGGAAGGTATTGCGTTCATGGCGTCATTGATGAGCAATGCGGTGGAAATGGCACTGAAAAATCCGAAGGGCAACACCCTTGGTTTGGAGATGTATTAATGGCAACGGAAACTACCCCTGAAATTATTCGCTCTGGCGAGTTTATTCTGACTCCAGGTCTGTCTGAAGGTGGGCTGGGTGATATCACTGTTCATGAGCAGGATGGAAAGGTTTTTGTTGCAAAAGTATTGGTGAAAGATATTCCTCAGTGGGTCAATGACCGCGAGCACAGTTGTGGGCTGCTGGAGTCTGAGTTAATGACGTTTTGGCTCCTCTACACCGGTAACCCATCAGACGCAGATTCGTTGCTGTTCTGGCGCTGGCGTTTTGTGGACAGCTGGCGGAATTATCAAACCGAGTTAACCGGTGCGCCATCCTTCACGCATGAAGTTAATGGCAATCTGAATATTTTGCCGATGTATCCCCGCGCCATGCGTTTCGCCGTAGCCAGTCATATGGAAGGCACCATGATTGAACATCTGGGCGAAGAGGAAGGTACCCGGATGGCATTGAACATGTATGCACAAATGGTGGCACCGCCAGATTCTCCCCATTGGCTGACTCCGTTGGGAATCGAAGCGGTAGAAAGGCTGAAACTGGTGTTTTTCGAGGCTATTGAGCTGATTGACAAAGGTCCACTTCCTGAAGAGGTGATGCACTAATGAGTAGTTCAATCAAAACACCGGATGGCGTCGCACATGCGCAGTGGCCGGATGCACTGTTCTCCAGCGTTTATCGCTGGGTGATGGGCAGGCCTGTGATGCGGAACGAAGCGGCAGCAGCGGTAAAGCGGACCAAACAGGCAACGCCGGAAGGCGATTTGGCGAGAAAGCTGAACACGATGGTTCTTGGTGATTCCGTGAGTCCAGAATGGTTGGCGGACAATGGTTTCCAGTCGCACAGGTCGCCAGAAGCTGCCAGGGAAAAACGTGAGACGCTGGTGCTTGAATATATCGAGCGCAAATCCTTGGCACTTGCCCTTTCTGACGGTGAGCGGATAAATCGCTTGTTCAATCAGGTCACAGACAAGACGGATCAGGCTCGAAAGCAGGCAGCACCTTCTGGACTCAAACCTTATGTTGATGCCCGGAACGGTGGGCTGTACTGGGTGGAGCCTAAAACCGATCGGGATACTGGCGAGATCAATGAAAAGGAAAGCTGGCTATCAACGTTGGCGGAGGTGGTGGGCGTTGGCGAGGATGATGCGGAGCGTTACCTGATCCTCGCCTGGACACCGGAAGGCAGTGATGAGCGACGTACGGAAGCCGTACCCCTGCGTGATATTGGTGAACGTGACGGCTGGGCAAAACTCAAGGCTGGCGGGATGCTGATCACCTCAAAGAGCGGTCTGAGGGCCATTCTTGCCGATCACCTACAGCGCAGTGGCAAACGTGACATGTGGGCAATTGCCAGCGCCAGCGGCTGGCAGAGTGGCGCTTACATCATGCCCGACGGTGAGGTGTTGGGGAAACCTGAAAAACCGGTACTGTTCAATGGACGTTCCGCCGCCGCACGGGGTTATACCGTCAAGGGAACGTCGGAGAGCTGGCGTAGCCGTGTGGCCATGCTTGCGAAGGGGAACCCGTCAATGATGCTGGGCATTGCCTGTGCACTGGCTGCACCGCTGATTGGTATCGCGGGGGCTGATGGCTTTGGTGTTCACCTGTTCGGTGGTTCGTCGGCGGGTAAAACGACCACCGGCAATGCGGCCAGTACGGTTTACGGTGAACCGGATGCGTTAAAGCTGACCTGGTATTCAACGGCGCTCGGGCTGGTGAACGAAGCGGCGGCACACAACGATGGATTTATGCCATTGGATGAAATCGGCCAGGGCAGTAACCGCAAGGCGGTGGCTGATGCGGCTTATGCGCTCTTCAACGGGGTGGGCAAGATCCAGGGGGCAAAGGATGGCGGCAACCGGGATATCAAGCGCTGGCGGGCGATGGCCTTCAGTACCGGTGAGATTGATATGGAAAGCTATATCCGGGCTGATGGCGGAAAAATTAACGCCGGGCAACTGGTGCGCCTGCTTAACGTGCCGATCACCAAAGCGACGCAGTATCACGGTTATGCCGACGGTAAGACGCATGCTGATGCCATGCGCGACGCCTGCAAGCAGAACTATGGTGTTGTGGGCCGTGAGTGGATCAACCAGCTTGCCAGCCAGAAAAAGGCGGCGGTTGAAGCTGTGCGTGCTGCCGAACGCCGTTGGTTGGGGCTGCTGCCCGAGGAAGCCAGTGAGCAGGTTCGCCGGGTGGCGTCACGCTTTGCTGTGTTGGAAGGTGCCCTGATCCTGTCGAAATCGCTGACCGGGTGGGGCGAGCAGGAAAGCCGCGATGCCCTGCAGCACAGTTTCAATGCTTGGGTGAATGAATTCGGCATGGGTAACCGTGAGGCCAAGGCCTGGGTAGAACAGGCGGAAGCCTTTTTGCAGCGCTTTGGTTATAGCCGGTATATGCCGCATCCCAACAGCGATCCGCGTGACTTGCCGATTCGGGATTTGGCGGGCTATCGGGAAGAACGGCCAGGACTTGAAACGTTGATATTTCATACCTATCCGGCGGTGTTTCGTGACGAGATCGCCGCTGGTGCTAACCCTGTCGCCTTTGCTCAGGCCCTGGCCGATGCGGGCATGTTGGATAAGCCCACCAAAGGAATGACCAAAAAAACGTTGAGAATTAACGGCAAGCAGCCGCGCTTCGTCGTGCTGATGATGCCGGACGACACCGAGGAGGAAGTGTAATGACCGCACATATCGCAGCACACGGCCGGCTGGTGGCTGACGTGCAAATCAAGACCACCAGCAACGGGCATTCGATGGCGCTTGGACGTATGGCAGTGTCGTTGCCGTGTCATGGTGCCGATGATGGACAGTCCACCTTCTGGCTGGCGGTCACGGCGTTTGGCAAGCAGGCGGACTTTCTGGCAAAGCACAGCAAAGGCGACCTCATCAGCGTATCCGGGACGATGAACATCAATCAATGGACCGGCGGTGATGGCCAGATGAACACCGGGTATCAGGTGCTGGCCGATTCGGTTATCAGTGCACGCACGGTGCGCAGTGGTGGCAAGCGTCAGGGCCACTAACGAGGAGGGCGGTCAGCGGGCCGCCAATTCCAAGGTGAACACGGGGTGTGCAATTCATGAAAGACCAGAAAGCCGAAATCCTGCGCCTCAAGCGAGAGGGCAAGGGGTATAAAACCATTTCCCGCCTCACCGGCGTGAACCTTAACACGGTAAAGACCACCTGCCGCCGGTCGGGGCTGTTTCGCGATAATCCTGAACACCGGGTGCTTTTCACTATCCCTGAGCGAAAATACTCCACGGCAGTAGCTATTCCCAAACCGTTGCCGCTTCAGCGTGCTGTCACAGGTGATAAGCAAACCGATGCGTATTTGTGGGTACTGGAGGTGATTAAGACCGGAGAGCCTGCGCACATTGCGGCAGCGGAAGAAGCGTTGAAAAAACTGACGATCACACCGAAGCAGGCGCAGACCAATTATACGCACCATTTGCAGGCTCAGGGCGCGGGCTGGACCTCGGTGTTTTCCACGATGTGGATGGACAATCCTCAGCATTATATCGACCAGGCAAAAGCACAACATGAGAAGGCTGGCTCTGTACGTGGTGTATTTGGCAATCTTGAGGCGGCCTTCGAACCCGTCGCGGCTGAGTGCCGGATTGAGGAGGTGTACGGGCCGTGTCGGGAGATTTACTGCGATTATATGGCAAAAGGGCCGGGGGAGTTCGCCTTTACTGATGTGTTACCCGAGCCCTACACGTTGAGCGATGTTGTGAGGGAGATCCAGTATTGGGATTGGCTATCATCAATGCGTGGCGGAGCACACAAAGAACTTTACCCCGATGAATATGCCCATGAAGACACGCACTTGTGGGATAGGGAACAATTTCTTGACCATTTACTGGATACGATCAGGCCGATCACCCGCGCTGAGGCGCTCGATGTGCTGAAGTGGTATCTGGATCACCCACGCTATCAGGATATGAACGCGGATAGCGACGGGGTGTATCTGAATCTGATCGGCATGCATGAAGTGGCTTAGTGCTGGTTGTGGTGTTGTTGCGTAAAATGCAATGAAGTGAGTTATGTTGCAATTTGTGCAATAATTGACGCATTGATTTCATTGCGTGAAAGGTGGCAAAAATGAGACTGGAAGCGTCGTTAAAGCACTTCAGCCCGCAGGGCTTGGCAATTACGGATTCTTCATCGGGTACCTCGGCTGACCGTATTACTGGCACTGATGTTATGGCTGCGCTGGGGCTGACGGAATCAAAGGCTCGTTTCGGCATGGCGGCATTTCTGGGTAAAACCGGCATCAGCAGCGAAGACCGGGAGAGAGCTATCGCAGAGCTTACTTTATACGCGATGAAGAAGGCACCGAAGCACGTCGGTAAAGTCGCCGGTCGCCGCATGGCCCGCTGTATGCAGATTTTGGCATCGTTGGCCTATGAGGATTATTCACAATCAGCAGGTGCCAGTGTGACCTGTCACGGTTGCCACGGAAAAGGGCTGGTGGATATCGAGCGTGATGTTGTGACTTACCCTGGATACATCGGCATGGACGGTGAGGAGAAAATCGCGCCAACGACCAAACGGCAGGTGGTGGGTGAGATGTGCCAGACCTGCAACGGTAAGGGCAAGATCCATAAGCGCTGCCGAAACTGCAAGGGAACCGGAAAGGCGCTCGATCGTGAGGCAACCAAGGCCAGCGGCGCACCGGTGATTAAAGATTGCGAGCGGTGCGGCGGGAAGGGTTTCAGCCGTATGCCGTCATCCGTGGCCTACAGGGCGATCACTGCGCTATTGCCCGACCTGAATGAAAGGACGTGGCGGCGGAACTGGAAGCCATTCTACGAGGCGTTAGTAACGAAATGCGAGATCGAGGAAGGGGTGGCGGACGCAGAATTCACCAAGGTGACGCAATAATGTTTTTTGAACGAATGCTTGATTTGTCCGAACTTGGCGTGTAGCCTTCAAATTGTGGAAGGAAGCATCCAAAGCACATCACGATAAAAATATCATCGAAACCCTGCCAGCAATGGCGGGGTTTTTGCGTTTTATAGCCACGCCGCCGGGCGAGCGCCGGTCTCCAAAACCGAGCGAAGAAGGTTCGACTCCTTCCGGGGCTGCCAAATTCCCGATGGGACTTGAAGACCTCAGTAGAGGCCGCGCTCAGGTAGGGCGTGTTGATTGTAAAGAAATATCAATGGGTATTGTGTGGTTATGCTGGCTGCTTTAGTATTCGCGCCTCGGCCCTTTAGCTCAGTTGGTTAGAGCGCGCGACTCATAATCGCTCGGTCGCTGGTTCAAGTCCAGCAAGGGCCACCAAGCGGTCATCGTATAATGGCTATTACCTCAGCCTTCCAAGCTGATGATGTGGGTTCGATTCCCACTGCCCGCTCCAGAAAAAGCTTTTCAGCCTGCGATGATGGGATTACCCGGAGTGGCTGGAAAGCGCATCAGAAGGGCGCATTTGGTTTTGATACGCACTATCGATCCCTATATTGGGTTATCTGAATGCGTCCCTCGATGTGAAGTGATCGCCGGGAAAGACCGGCAACCATTCGAACCCATGGCCCGGTCTATGGGCCCTTTACTTGCTATCCAAGTGTTTTCTGAAAAATTGGCTTGCTTATGTATTTTTTAAAACATCTCGATTAAGGTGTTCTTTCTACAGTGAATCCCCCTAGCGGTGGGGCGAATCAGCAATGTGAGTTAATGCTTAAAAGGACGCGAGTCAGGGATGCTGGACAAAGGCTCACCGGGAGGCACCCGGCACTGTAGTTCCAAAGCATCTAAGGGCGCAATCTTTGCTCATACTCTTGTGTCCTTCGATGTGGAGTGACCGTTGGGAAAGACCAAAAACCTCGGGACGCCGCAATAAATATTGTTGCGAATAAAAACCAAGGGTTAATAGCTGACAGCCGGGAAAGACCGACTACAGGCCCTGGCATCTGCCGGGGCTTTTTAATAGTTCCATATCTCGCCGATAAAAAACAAAATAAACATAACTCCAGAACTAAAAGCCAACACCATTACGACAAACCAGTCACGCATAATTACCTTCATTGTTAAAAAAAAGCCCTGAGACAGCGATGTCACTCAGGGCTAATGGGGTAGGAACAACTATCTACATGACTGGTTCTGGGCCAGTGTCATTATTTTAGCTGCTTGGTAATTACTGTCTAATGGTCAGTATTAAAAACGATTTTATATCGCAATATTAGAATTTTTAAACATCTAATTGTCGCAATATCGATGGTCTTTGGTCTGGAATCTTACCATTGGTGTATCCCTATAGATGAGGTAGACAGGATGTCTCTTTAGTGTTGACGGTTGGAACAGATTTCAACCCACTATTGGTTCCACCGTCTGTGTGGTCAATTGTTCAAGGGAACAATCATAGATAGCCGCAAGCTTCATGCGTGTTTTCTTCTGTGGTTTTGAAAACGTTGATTCCCATTGCGAAACAGCCGATTGAGTCGTGTCTAGTTTTTTGCTACAGCATGCTGTGATAGCCCACGATAAATACGCCAGGCTGCAACTAGGCTAACGTCCCGAAAGTTCATGATGGAAACAACGTCCTGAGGGGGGTGTTGGTCGTTATGTTTATCTAACTGATATGGTACAGGCTCCCAGCCTTTATCGTTGAGAAGGTCGTTAAATTCTGCGTTGGGAAAAACTGCACACTGTAGTTTATCCGCTGTATTGCTGAGATATTGAAATTTTGACATGGTTGAGTTCACTAAATAGGTAAGAGTTAATCTAGTTATAGAAACGGTTTTTTCCTGTTTTTAACAACATACCCACACGGGGTAGTTATTTATTTAGTTGATAATCAAATAATGTCAAATTCATGTGATATCTGAATGCCACGCCTGCCACGCCTGCCACGCATAAGCGTGGCTTTTTACTTTCTGAAACCCGGAGCCGGGCAATGAATAATCAACACCTGCCGCCGGGATTCCTGGAGGCAACTTTGCTGTGGATGAAAACCAATGCGCCAGTGCTTTACGGCTCATTCGCTGCGTTCGGCATGGCTACCTTACTGACCTTACGTGATGGCAAATCGTGGTTGGATGCCGTTATCGCCGGGGCCATTTGTTTGCTGATTTCTCTCGGCGTTATTAATTCCCTTGAGCTATTCGGGATGAGCCAAGACAACGCGCTGCTGATTGGCGTTGTGATCGGTGGAATAGGTGTCGAGCGTTGCCTGGCAATCCTCCGCGCTTTCTCAACGATGAAAACGCATGTGCCAATGGAAGAGAAGGATAAACCGAAAAATGACCGCTAATTATCGTTTCAGCGAACGCAGCGAGAAAAATCTCGTTGGCGTCAACCCCGCGTTGGTAGCGGTTGCACGCCGGGCACTTGAGCTATCACCCGTAGATTTCGGTATCACGGAAGGGCTTCGTAGCCGAGAACGTCAAAAACAGATGGTTGCAGCCGGCGCCAGCCAGACGATGAACAGCCGCCATCTGACCGGGCATGCTGTAGACGTAGTGGCCTATCTTGGCAGCAATATCAGTTGGGAATGGAAATACTACGAGCAGATCGCCATAGCCTTTAAGCAGGTAGGCGCGGAGTTGGCCACGCCGATCGAGTGGGGCGGTGATTGGAAAACCCTGAAGGACGGGCCGCACTTCCAGTTACCACATCGGGATTATCCGGCATGAATAGCTGGTTGGCGGTGGTAAAGAACGGTGGATTAGTGGCGCTGCTACTTACCGCTATTTGCCTTGGTGGCTATAGCTCGTTGTTATCGCATCGATTGGATCTGGCACGGCAACAGTCTGCCGAGCAGCAAAAGACCTTGGCACAGCAGGCCGGGTTGATAGCCACTCTGCAAACACAGGATGCTCAGAACCGTGCACTGATGGCTGCCCAGCAACAGCAGGAACAGCAGTTACGCCAGCAAAGCGACCTGTACCAGAGGAAATACCGTGAAGCGATCAAAAACGACAAGTGTGCTGCTCAGCGGATGCCTGATGCTGTTCTTGAGCTCTTGCGCGGAACGGATACCAACGCCGCCAGCACCGATCGTCCTGTTGCCCCCTGAATCGGTATTCAAAACCTGCGAACAGCCAACCCTGCAGGGCGACACTTGGGGCGATGCCTTGAGCTACACGCTGGCATTACAAACAGCTTTATCAATCTGCACCGGCCAGGTGGCCACTCTGAACCAATGGCGAGAGAGCACTGAGATTTTTTGACTCTTCATATCCTTATCAAGCTTAAGGTATATTCTTCAGGCGATCGCAATCAAAGGAGGATGTATGAAGAGTATCGCCGATTTTATGGACGAAAGTAATGGAACTGGTCCGGCTGTAGGAAAGCAATTTCAGCTTTATGGCATGCCGATAGGTGAGTTCAAGGGTATGTTCCTGCAGACAAACACTCTGATATTTAGTCGTGACGGATGCACAATGGAAGTACCCGTAATGACAAAATTATCAATTCCCATTGCAGGAATTTCACCTGAGGCCAAAATATCTAACCCTGTATTACAGGATATTATACTCAGCGAATGATTTTTTGGCGCATCAACCATAAACCATCTTAACGGTGGTTTTTTTATACCTTAAGATTATATGAAAATTATAGTAAGGGGCCGCCAGGTTTCATTGCTTTTGAAAAGGTCATCATAGATATCGGGAAAGGTATGAAACCCATTCTCGGCTAGAACGAACGGAGCTCTTCCAGCCATGATGAGGCGTTTCGATATGCCTAACTCAATGGGATACATAATTTTCCCCACGATTTGGCTAGATGATTGTATTAAAATTATTTTCAAGGGGTTTACTACTTGTTTTCACGGAGATGTTTATTTGCTAGCGATGGCACAACTATGATGGAGTGAAAGTTAACATAGATAAAAGTTAATGTTTAACTCTCGAGTTTACAAAGCAGATTAGCGAGATTTTTGCTAATCATAAATCGAGAAATGAAGTTATAACTTTAACAAGGAGTCTATATGTGGGCTAAAAAAATTAAAGATGAGATTTTTCACGGTGTTCTGTGTAATAAGCTAACAATGGATCTTGGGGACAAGAGTGTTTCCTCTGTATTGGCAGGGCATTTAGATGCTACCATTTTTGATAATCATCCACCCTATGGCTCTATAGGGGATACGAGCATCATTATTGCTTTTGCATTTGGTAACCGTGAAAATGTTACTGGGTCAAAGAATGAGTTGGCGCAACCAGGACCAATGAACAATGACCTTGCTGATTGCTGTGCCAGGGTCTACCGCATGAAACCAATGCGTATGTATGTTCAGTGGGAAATTGCACGCTACTTGTCTTCAAAAGAAATGTATCCTGATATCCCCGCGGAAGACATTGTTTCGATTGAGCCAGAATGGGATGGGCAAGGAAATCTAACTTATCTTAGTACTGATGGTGTATTGCAAGCTATCATCAATAAATATTTCGGGGGTAATCCAGCGGCGGTTGGGACAGCAGCTGTTATCGGGCATGGCGATCATGTGAAGCGTTGCGTGATGACATGTCAAATGCGTAATGTTAAAGGATATGCACTGAAGGAGGTAACTCTTCCCGTATGGTATGATAACCAATCTTCTCAAGCTTGGACTCGCCGTAGAGATTTATATGTTTTAAATGATATGGCAAATAGATTGATGATGGTTGCTCAAAAAAATATTAATACGCAATAAATATCATTTCGTTAACATCCGAAACACTTCTTTTGGTCGCTACTGGCGACCTTTTTTTTAACCACAGAGCAATTATCCGAGACTGCTACGTACCGCATGATAACTAAAGCCATTATCTTGCATCCACCGAGAGCACGAGCAAGCTGATGGCTTTCTTATCTAAAACCCAAAACAACATAAATGGAGTATATATGGAAGATGTCGTTCAACTTACCGTATATCAAAACAGTCCGCACATTTGGTCTGGTGGGCTAGAAGGGAAGGGGTTGGCTTTATGGCTTCTGGGTAAGGCAAACGCAATTTTGGCGCTTGAATTTCACCGTGAGCATTTGGATGAGGCCAGAGAGTCTTTTATCGAGCTCCAAGCCTCGGAACATCTGCTCAATGATTATGCAAGCCTTGGGTTATCTCAGAAAATGACGGATTCCATTCATCCTCTGAGCATGGAGGTAGTGCAGTTTGACCGGGATATTGGTGGTGAATTTCAAAGGCTAAGCCATCTCTCACCGAATCAGGTAAAACCAATACCTCCATTGGGATATTCAGAGCTATCAGTTCTTGGTGAAGCACGAGAAGAGTTTCTGAGAAAGAAAGTGCAGTTATCTGAGTTGGTGACCAACCGGTACGAACAAAAATTAGGTGACTGAGAGCTCTACCTCCAAGAAGTGGTTCCCAGTCGGCGGAGTACTTATTACGGTGCTCAATGATGAGCAAGTCAAGCCGCAGCAAAATTTCAGCATGAAGCCAAGCCTTATAGTATGGGATACCTTCGCCCTCGGAGCTCCAGCCTTTCACTCTTGCAATGTGATTTGCGTGTTTGCGAAAAAGTGATTGTAGTTTGTTAATGTCCATGACGAACCTCCTTCGATCTTAGGTGTTGGGGGCGAAAGGATATACCAAGGAGAATTTTGCTACAAATATGGCCGGAGAAATTGGAGCTAGATCTTTTTTATACTTGTAACTTGCCGAAAACCAAATGCATTTAAGCTTTCCGGGTCCTTCCTGGAGTTCAAAACACCGAGGGGCGGTAGACGCGCGAAAAGTCGCTATTTATGAGCTTTTTGGACGCGGATCCTACTTCCTTCTCACTTAACACCTAACGCATTGTTTTTACTTAATTCACCTATAGCCAGAGCGGGAAGTGATCCTATCGAGATCCTCTCGATTTTCGGGAAATCACTTCCCGGTTAAAAAAATGTTAATGAAAAGGAGTTTCGGGGGATTTATGAATGTAACAAAGGCACAACTGGCGGATCTCTTCGAAGTTTCAACGCGCACGATCACCACATGGCAATCGCAAGGAATGCCGGTAGTGGCCGGCGCTGGTAATGGTGGTAAAGGCGGGGAAAACACCTATTCGACAAAGGACGTTATTACCTGGTACGCCGACCGCGAGGCCTCGTTAGAAAACGAGATATTGCGTAAAGAGCTGGATGCCCTGCAGCAAAGCGGGGATGAGGCCTTGCAGCCCGGCACTATCGATTATGAGCGCTACCGTTTAACCCGCGCTCAGGCCGACGGCCAGGAATTAAAGAATGCTAAAGACTCCGCCGAGGTAGTGGAAACCGGCTTCTGCATGTTTGTCCTGTCAAAGGTTGCGGGGGAGATTGCCGGCATTCTTGACGGCATTCCTCTCTCAATGCAGCGGCGCTTTCCTGACCTGGAAAATCGGCATATCGAATTTTTAAAGCGGGATGTGGTTAAAGCCATGAATAAAGCGGCTGCGCTGGATGAAATTCTTCCGGGGTTGCTGAATGAGTATATCGAACAAACGGATTGATCGGCTGCGTTATTGGGTTGCCGCCGGTCTGCGTTCGCTATTCCGCCCCGTTCCTATGACGGCGGTCGAATGGGCTAACGAATTTTATTACCTCCCCAAAGAATCCTCCTATCAAGAGGGGCGCTGGGAAACGATGCCGTTTCAGGTTGCGATCATGAACGCAATGGGGAGCGATGACATCCGGGAGGTAAACCTGATTAAGTCGGCGCGCGTCGGCTATTCAAAAATGTTGCTGGCCGTCGTGGCGTATTTTATCCAGCACAAACAGCGAAACGGGCTGTTGTGGCAGCCGACGGATGGCGACGCTGAAAATTTTATGAAGTCGCACGTCGAACCGACGATCCGCGACGTTCCCAGTCTCTTGGCAATGGCGCCCTGGTACGGAAAAAAACACCGCGATAACACGCTTTCGATGAAGCGTTTTTCGAACGGTCGGGGTTTCTGGTGCCTGGGAGGTAAAGCGGCAAAAAACTACCGTGAAAAATCGGTCGATTATGTTGGCTATGACGAACTGGCCGCCTTTGATGAGGATGTGGAGAAAGAGGGTTCGCCGACGTTCCTGGGCGATAAGCGCATAGAAGGCTCAGTGTGGCCAAAGTCGATACGCGGATCTACACCGAAAATCCGGGGCATATGCCAGATAGAACGCGCTGCCAGTGAATCCGGGCATTTGATGCGTTTTCATGTGAAATGCCCACATTGCGGCGAGGAACAGTTTTTAAAGTTCGGCGATCGTGAAACGCCATACGGTTTTAAGTGGGAATCAGGGAAGCCGAAGACGGTTTTTTATCTCTGTGAGCATAACGCCTGCGTGATACGCCAGCAGGAACTTAATTTTAGTGGTGCGCGTTATATCTGTGAAAACACGGGCCTTTACACGTCTGATGGCCTCCGCTGGTTCGAATCGACGGGGCAGGAGGTTGATCCCCCTGAATCAGTATCCTTTCACATCTGGACCGCTTACAGCTCGTTTACCACCTGGGCGCAAATCGTTAAGGACTTTAGAAAGACGAAGGGCGACCCGGGCAAGCTGAAAACGTTCACCAACACGACGCTTGGCGAAACCTGGGCCGAGGAAGTGGGGGAGCGGCCGTTACCTGAAACCCTGCTCGAGCTGGCCGAACACTACCGGGCAGAAGTGCCTGAACGTGTGGTTTACCTCACTGCCGGCATTGACTCCCAGCTCGACCGTTACGAAATGCGTGTTTGGGGCTGGGCGCCAGGTGAAGAGGCATTCCTGATCGACCGCGTGATTATCATGGGGCGGCACGATGAAGAGGAAACGTTGCTGCGTGTTGATGAGGCCATCAACAAACAGTATCAGCTGGCCGACGGCACGATCATGACCATTGGCCGCGTTTGTTGGGACACCGGCGGTATCGACCAGACGATAGTTTATAACCGCTCGAAAAAGCTGGGCCTCTTCCGGGTAATCCCGATCAAGGGCGCCAGCGTTTATGGGAAGCCAGTGGCCAACATGCCGCGCAAGAAAAACAGCCACGGCGTTTTTCTGACAGAAATCGGCACTGACGTCGCCAAAGAAGTCATTTACAGCCGCTACAAACTGGAACGCTCCGCTGATGGCTCCCCCGTTCCTGGGCTTATTCACTACCCGAATAATCCGGCAGTTTTCGACCTGACCGAAGCCGAGCAGATGACGGCAGAGGAACTCATAGAAAAATATGAGAAAGGGAAAATTAAATTGCTCTGGGACGCCAAAAAACGCCGAAACGAGGCCCTCGACTGTTTTGTTTATGCCCTGGCGGCTTTGCGTATCAGCGTTTCGCGCTGGCAGCTGGATTTGGATGTGTTACTGGCCAGCCGCCAACAATCACCGTCCGGCCAGCAGGCCAGAAATAATAATGACTTGGCCGCCCTGGCGGCTCAATTGGGAGGATAACGTGGCGACACTGGCACAATTGGAAGAAGCCCGAAAAGCCTTGCACGAACTGCTGACGGGTAAACGTGTGGCATCGATTCAAAAAGACGGGCGCGCCGTGACATTCACCTCCGCCACGTTAAACGAGCTGCGCGCCTATATCTCTGATTTAGAGGTTCAACTGGGGTTAGCCAGTCGGCGCCGTGGCCCGGTGGGGTTCGGGGTATGACTAAAAATCTAACTTTACTCGGCCCGGATGGCGCGACGCCGCTGCGTGAATACGCCGGTTATACCGGTGGCGGTGTGGGCTTTGGTGGCCAAATTGCCGGCTGGCAACCGTCTTCACAAAGCGTAGACGCCGCATTACTGCCGCAATTTGAACGGGGGAACGCCCGGGCGGATGACCTGGTACGAAATAACGGTTATGCGGCCAATGGCGTGCAGTTGCACCAGGATCATATCGTCGGCTCCTTCTTTCGTCTTAGCTATCGACCAAACTGGCGCTATCTCGGTATCGCAGAGGAAGAATCCCGGGCGTTTTCTGACGAGATAGAGGCGGCCTGGCGAGAGTACGCAGAGGACCCTGATTGTTGCCTGGACGTGGAGCGCAAACGAACCTTTACGATGATGATCCGTGAAGGCGTGGCCATGCACGCGTTTAACGGGGAGGTCTTTACCCAGCCTTGCTGGGATCGTGCTCCGCATCGGCTGTTTCGAACACAGTTTAAAATGGTCAGCCCCAAACGTATCCGAAACGCGCCCGGAGTGCTCGACAGCAAAACGCAGCGCGCCGGTGTTTCGCTGGACAAATATGGTGCCGCCATTGGTTACAACGTGGTGGATGACAGCTATCCGAGCTGGGGCACCCGCCGCGTTTCCTACGTGCCCCGTGAGCTGGCAAATGGTCGGCCGGCGATGATCCACATTTTTGAACCCCTGGAGGATGGCCAGACGCGTGGAGCCAACCGGTTTTACAGCGTGATGGAGCAAATGAAGATGCTCGATACGCTGCAGAACACGCAGCTGCAGAGTGCGATCGTTAAGGCGATGTATGCCGCAACCATTGAATCTGAGCTGGATACAGAAAAGGCGTTTGATTACATCCTGGGGGCAGGGAACGTGAAAGGCCAGGAACCCCCGATGAATAAATTCCTGGAGCAATACCTGATTTATTACCAGGCCGCGCAAGTGAAGTTTGGCGGCGCCAAAGTCCCGCACCTGTTCCCAGGGGACAAACTGGAACTGAAAACCGCGCAGAACGCGGATAACGGCTATTCAGTCTTTGAACAGTCGTTGCTGAGATACATCGCAGCCGGCCTGGGGGTGTCCTATGAGCAGCTTTCCCGTGATTATTCGCAGGTGAGTTACTCCAGTGCCCGGGCATCGGCTAATGAATCCTGGCGTTACTTCCTTGGTCGCCGCAAGTTTATTGCGTCACGCCAGGCGAGCATGATGTTTTCCTGTTGGCTGGAAGAAGCATTGATCCGTGGGGTGGTAAAAATGCCATCCCGCGCACGTTTCTCATTCAGTGAGGCGCGATGTGCCTGGAGTAATTCAGAATGGATCGGCGCCGGCCGCATGGCCATTGATGGCCTGAAAGAGGTGCAGGAGTCCGTCATGCTGATAGAGGCGGGCTTAAGTACCTTTGAAAAGGAATGCGGCAAGCTGGGCGAAGACTATCAGGAAATTTTCCGGCAGCAGGTTCGGGAGGCAGAAGAACGCAAGGCAGCCGGCTTAACACAGCCTGCGTGGGTGGCTGCAGCTTTCCAGGCTCAGCTGCAGAATTCTACACAAAACGAGGGAGGTCAGCGTGGATCAAGCGCGTAACTTGCCCCATATCGCCAGTATGGCACTCAATGAGCCGCTTTTATTAGAACCCGCCTACGCGCGGGTTTTCTTTTGCGCGTTGGGTAACGAGCTGGGTGTGGGGCGCCTGATTGATGGCACAACAAATACGGTCTTATCACCGCCGCAAATGACTGAATTAGCCGCGTCCTATGGTCCCGGACGCGTGACTGTCTCGGATAACGGCTATGACATCCAGGACCGGATCGCCATTGTCCCGATATCGGGGACGTTGGTCAGCAAGTCCGCCGCTTTGCGTCCGTATTCTGGCATGACCGGCTACAACGGGATTGTTTCCAGGATAACAGCGGCAATTAACGATCCCGGCGTTGACGGGATTTTGCTTGATATGGATACCCCGGGCGGAATGGTCGCCGGCGGATTTGATGCGGCCGATATGATCGCCCGCCTGCGTAATCAAAAACCGATCTGGTCATTGGCCAACGATATGAACTGCAGCGCCGGGCAGTTGCTGGCCAGCGCGTGCTCTCGGCGCCTGGTCACGCAAACGGCTAAAGCCGGCTCTATCGGGGTGTTGATGGCCCACAGTAATTACGCCGGCAATCTGAAGCAAGCCGGTGTCGATATCACCCTTATTTTTGCCGGTGCTCACAAGGTGGACGGGAATCCCTGGGAAGCCTTGCCAAAAGAAGTTCGGGCAACATTTCAGGCAAAAATGAACGCCATCCGGCAATCCTTTGCGGACAAAGTATCGGGCTATACCGGTATTTCTGTTCAGGCGGTGCTCGATACCGAAGCGGCCGTGTATACCGGCCAGGAATCGATAGACGCAGGTCTGTCTGATGAACTGGTTATCAACACCGATGCGTTAGCGGTCATGCGTGAGGCTATCAGTAACTCAAAAGTAACCCGGTCTATAGGAGGCCAAATGTCAGTAAATCAAACCCAAACCGTAGCGGATACGCCAACCGGGTCGGAAGTGGCCACAGCACAAACGGCAGCGGATCCGGCAGCGGCTCAGCCCGCAGGAAGTGTAACAGCGGCCGTTAATAATGCCATTCAGGCCGAAAATGCCCGCATCATGGGGATTTTAGATTGTGATGAGGCCAAAGGCCGGGGCGTCTCTGCGCGTGCCCTGGCAGCTACGCCAGGCATGACGGTAGAAAATGCCCAGCGCATTCTTGCCAGTATGCCGGAAAGCGCTCAGGCCCGGACTGAAACGGGACTTGATCGCCTGATGGCTGATTCTCCCGAAGCGCTGGGCCAGGGGAGAGGTGAAAACAAGGCGCAAGACGGGGTATCGCGTTTAGCGTCATTCTTAACGCAAGGGGAAAATGCATGACCGTAGAACAGCGTAATGATCATCGAGTTTTTGCCGGCAGCGATACGGCACACACCGCAAAGGCCTGCAGTGGGCTGACCAAGGCAACTCTGGCACTGACGCCTCTGATGCTTGCGGCCGAAGGTGGTTTACTGGTGGCCTGGGATGGCGCAGCGGCAGGAACGGCTGTCGCCGTGTTGGCGCTACCACATGATGGCATCGCACCCTTGCTGACCTATTACAAGTCGGGGACGTTTGCTATTGAGGTGATCGCCTGGCCTGACGGTGTGACCGATCAGTTAAAACAAAATGCGTTTATCGGTACCGCCCTCAGCGTTGCTTAAGACGGTTTCCCCCTCATAACTAAAGGCTGCCAATTGGCGGCCTTTTTATTACCAGAAGGAGGGCCTATGGGCCTGTTTACCACGCGTCAACTGATTGGCGTAACCCAGGACAAACTCAAGTTTAATGCGTTGTTCCTGAATCTGTTTTTTAAGCGTGAAATCACTTTCGATACCAAAGAGGTGATGCTGGACAAAATTACCGGTCGGGCGCCGATAGCCATGTACGTTTCTCCTCAGGTAGAGGGCAAGGTTTTACGTAATTTGGGGGGGATGACACGCACGCTAAAGCCCGGGTATGTCAAACCGAAACACCAGGTTACACCGGATATGGTCGTTGACCGTTTGCCGGGCGAGGACCCTGCAATGTTGGCGGATCCGGCGTACAGGCGTGAACGTGTTATTGCGCAGAATCTGAAACAGGAAGAGGAATCCATTGTTCAGGTTGAAGAAATGCAGGCTGTTCAGGCGGTATTAAAGGGTAAGTACCTGATGGAGGGGGAGCAATTCGAGAAAGTTGAAGTCGATTTTGGTCGAAACCCTGCAAACAACATTATTCAGAGCGGCGCGGCGGCCTGGTCAAAACAGGACCAGGACACCTTTGACCCAACGTTTGATCTGGATATGTACGCTGACCAAAGTAACGGGGCCATCAATATTGCCGTGATGGACGGGTTGTCCTGGCGCGCCTTGAACGGGTTCAAGTTGTTCCGTGAAAAGATGGATACCCGTCGCGGGTCTAATTCTCAGCTGGAAACGGCGTTGAAAGACCTGGGGGCGATTGTCTCCTTCAAGGGCTATTACGGCGACCTGGCTATTGTTGTGACAAAAGGCCAATACGCGAAAGAGGACGGCAAAACAGCGCGCTATATGCCGGATAACACCATTGTGCTGGGGAATACGTTGGCTGATGGTATCCGCTGTTACGGCATGATCCATGATGCGGAATTTGTCGCAGAAGGGATCACCGTCGCTAAACGTTATCCGAAAAACTGGATCACAAAAGGCGACGTGAGCAGCGAATACACGATGACTCAATCCGCCCCGCTCATGGTGCTGCCAGAGCCTGACAATTTCGTTGTCATCACAATCGCATAACGCCGATTAATCAGGCAGGGGCTACGGCCCCTTTTCCCCTGTTTTAGAGAGAGAACACAATGGCTAATAAAGACGAGTTGATCACCAAGTTGGACGAGCTGGGTAAGGTGCTGGGCCGTGAGCTGAGCACAGAAGGGACTATCGCAGATCTGCAACTGCGGATCCGTGAAGCCGAAGAGGAAATCGAGGCTCTGGAGGAAGACGGCGACGGTACAGACGGTGGCACCGGTGGGGCGTCTGGTTCCGGTCCGTTGCTGCAGACGACCACCGAACAACGCCAGCCAATGGCGCCAAAATCAGAAGGCGAAATAGAGTGGGTACCGGTTCGCGTGCTGACGACGTTGCATATCAACGCATTGCATGAAACGCGAAATCAACCGGTGAAAATGGCGTATGCCGGCGATACGGTCCGCGTTCTGGCCTCGGACGTGGACGAGCTGGAAGACGCTGGCCACGCGACAGAGCTTTAAGGGGGCGGCATGGATGGGTTCGATAACCTTTTTGATGAGGCCCTTTTCGATGCTGACAGCCGAATTATTGAGGTGATGGGGCGGGAAATGGTGGTGTCTATCAATGGTGCGCCGACGCCTGTCCGTGCCGTTTTCGATGAGCCTGCCGCTGATACCTCCCTGCCTTATGGCGCCGCAACGGTTCAGGACGTCGCCCCTCGGCTATTTGTTAAAACGGCGCTGATTGCAGGCCTGAAACCGAAAGATCGGGTGGGGATTGGCGCAGAGTCCTTTTGGGTGGTGAAGGTCGGCCCGGACGACACAGGAACCTGTGTTGTTACATTGGCGCGCGGAGTGCCAGGGAAGCCCGCGCTGGCGATCGACAAATGGAGTAAATGATATGGCCCGTGAAAGCCGATTGCGTCGAAATTTACCGATAGATATCGATCTGCAGGTACTGCAGCGAATAGCGGTTGCTGCCCGTGCCAATCATAAGCAATACCGGAATGCATATAGCAGGGCATTAAAGCGAACGGCGGTGACGGTGAGAAAGCGTGCCGTTGAGGTCATGAAAACAGGGATTGAACCTCGTAGCGCGGCGATTATTCGCCGTCGTCTATTGTCATTCCGGTTAACCAGAAATGGAGGCCTTGATGAGGCAAAGGTATGGTTTGGCCTTAATGCGATCAAAGTGAAGGATTTAAAGGGGAAGGTGAAAGGCCGTTTGCGTCGCCACCATGACCGTAGGGACCCAAATACGGGGCGTTTCATCGAAGCCCGGAAGCGTAGAAGTACAGCCGCTGTAGGATTTGAGCCTAAAGGTGCTTTGCTATCGGCAAAAACATTTACAGATGGTGAGATCGCCCGTAGCAAGCGTGAGAATCGGCGCACAATCGTAATTCGGGACCCACAAACCCGGAGAGCAAAAGAGGCTGAAATTGATATTTACGCCCCTGTGCTGGATCACATCGAAGATTATGTGTTTTCAGACGTCGCAGATATCTTTTTCCATCACTTTGAAACGGATTTAAAAGGCCGTATTAAGGCACGGATCAACGTGTGAGGGATGTATGCCAAAACCGATTCTAATGGCCAGCTATCACGACGCGATATTGTCTGCGCTGCGCGAAATTGAGTGGGTAGTTTATGCCGATGATTACCCGGAAGTGGTCACGCAGCTGGAAACGCCAGCGGTGTATCTGTCTATTGCCGGCTGGGAAAAAACTGACGGCTCTGATGGCCAATTACGTGTTGAGTTTGAGCACGATCTTTTTGTTGTTGTTGACCGCTCCGCCACCAATGAAATCACAAAACCCCAGGTTTATATCCGCACGGCTGCCGCTGATCTTAGCCAATGGATAGAGGGCAAAACGTTTGGGCTTGAAGGGTTGGAGCCTGCGCAACTTGACCGGGTGGGACCCGATGATTTTGATTTGGCGCTGGATGATTATATCGTCTGGCGGGTTTCTTTTACCCAGGTGGCCGCTATGGGTGAAGATCCGTTTGAGTCGAAAGCCGGCCCGCTGAAAAAGGTATTTTTGGGCAAGGCTCCGAATATCGGCAGCGCGCACATTGACGACTATCGGCTGATCTACGAGAAAAAAGAGGGCGCCGGCGATGAGTGATGACGCGTTATCAGACCTGCAGCGCCGGGTTGCCAATATGGTCCGCCGAGGGGTTATTCATTCGGTAAAGCATGGCAAGCAGCCGTTTTGCCGAGTGGATATAGGCGATAACATCACAACCTGGCTCCCGATGTGCCAGGGTTTCGCCGGCGCCCATCGCAGCGACTCCAACCCCTGCGCAGTTGGGGACCCTGTGACCGTGTTATCTGAGGCTGGCGAACTGAATAACGGCCGGGTTTTCCCTGGCTGGAATACGGGCGCCATGCCGGCGCCAGAAGGCAGCGAGGCGGAGCACATCACCCGATACAGCGACGGCGGCGAGTTTCGCTACAACCGCGAAGACCACGCCTTTACGCTGGCACTGCCGGAGGGCGGCACCTATGAAATTATCGGTAAAGGGACGTTACGCGGGCCGGTAGAGATAACGGACACGCTGACGGTGAAAGGGAAAACGGAGCTGCAGGCGGATACTGCAGTCACCGGGGACCTGTCCGCCACAGGGAAAATCTTCGACGGCAAAAGCTCTCTGGACCGGATCCGGGAAATTTTCAACACCCACACACATCCCGATCCGCATGGCGGGAACACCGACAAACCGAACAACGAAATGTAACCCGCTCCGGCGGGTTTTTTTATGGGGGCACTATGCAGGGAGTTAATGCAGCCAACGGTAAACGCCTGGCGGATACGTCTCACTTGCGCCAGTCCGTCTTTGACATCCTGACCACGCCGATCGGTAGCCGCGTTCTGGTCCGGGATTACGGCAGCGATTTACTGGACCTGGTGGACAACCCCCAGGACGAAAGCACGCGGGTGCATATCATCGCCGCCACGGCCAGCGCCCTGGCGAAGTGGGAGCCGCGTCTGCAGGTGAAAGCGGTGGCGGTCCAGTTTGCCGGCACCGGGCAATTTGATTTGACGATTTACGGCATCAACACAGAAACGGGCTACCCGATCACTTTGGAGGAGTTAACGATAAATGGCGACCAATTCCGCGACGATTAACCTTTCAGAATTGCCCGTTCCTGACGCGGTGAAAGTCCCTGACCCCGCGCTGATTTTTGCCGGCTGGTTGGCGCGACTCCGCGAGCTGGACCCGGATTATGATGCCTTGCTGGAGTCTGACCCGGTGTTTAAACAAGGGGAGGTCCTGGCGTATCACTCAACACTGATCCGCCAGGGCATGAATGACTCTATTCGTGCGGTGCTGTTGGCCAGCGCCCAAGGGAACGACCTGGACCAGTTGGGCGCTAATTTTGATGTGTTGCGCTTGCTGATAACACCGGGCGACCCGAACGCCGTCCCGCCATTGGCGGCGGTCTATGAAGACGACGAGGCGTTTAGAACCCGGATACAACTGGCCTGGTCCCGGTTAAGTACCGCCGGCGCCGAAAACACCTACACCTTTTTTGCCGCGTCTGCAGACCCTGACGTTTTAGATGTTCGGGCATACGGCCCCGAAGATCATCAACTGCTTGGCGAGGTTTATCTCTATGTGTTGTCCCGGACCAATGGGGGGATCCCGTCGGCGGAGGTACTGAAAAAGGTTGCCGAAGCGGTCAATAAAAAAGAGGTCCGGCCGCTGACCGATTTTGTCACGGTGAAGCCGGCGGAAATGGTGGATTTTGAAGTCATTGCAGATATCCAAATCCCCTACGGCCCAGACACTGAAACGGTGATGAAAGCGGCAGAGGATGAGCTGGCCAAGTACCTGGTCATTGTTAACCGTCTCGGCCGGCTGGTGTCGTGCTCGGCCATTGACCGCGCATTGCATCAAGCCGGAATAGTGACGGTAAAACTCACTTCACCCGCTGCAGATATCAGCATGTCAATGGGGCAGGCGCCGCGATGCTCAAAAGTGACGCTGCGTAAGGTGATCATTAATGCCGAATAAATTTAAAACCCTCCTCCCACCCAATGCCATCCCGGCAGAGCGCGCCCTGGAGCAGGCGACAATTGAGGAGGTGCTCTCTATCCCTGACCTGATCCGGATAGTGAAAAATCCGGCGTTGTGCCCTGTTGAGCTGCTGCCGTGGCTGGCGTGGGAGTACAGCGTGGATACCTGGAACACGGACTGGACAGAGGCGGAGAAACGGGCGGCAATCGCCCGGGCGGCGTATATCCATCGACACAGGGGGACCCGGGCGGCGATCGAAATGTCGTTATCCTCTTCACCGTTCGCTAGCGATGTAGTCGAGTGGTTCGAAAAAACGCCCCGGGGAGAGCCTTACACGTTCTCTCTCGATGTGACCCAGGACGACCGGCCGATCACGTTAACGGACGTGCAGGACCTGAAAAGCGCGGTAATGAAAGGTAAAAACCTGCGCTCCTGGTTCGATGTGTCGTTTAAAGGCAGCCTGGACGGTAAGGCGATTTTAGCCGGCTACATGATTGCATCTGAGTCATTCTCAATCATCCCTGTGTTTGAGTTTATCGGTGTACATATCAACGGCTGGATGACGTCGGAGTTTGCGCCTACGTCGTCGTTTGATGGGGCTGTTTACACGCTGGTAACGCAAGGCAACTTTGGCGCGATCACCTGGCACGTAACAGGCCCGGCGACGGTGGCCAGTGATGGAACGGTAACAATTACCGGTCCCGGGGCAGTCGCTATCACGGGGACGGATGCCCGTAACCGCTCGATCAGCCACGCAATCAACCCTGTTCGTTACCTTATCCCAACGCCGGCAGATATTCAGATTGAGCAGGCGGAGATGCCTGCTTTTATTGAAAAGCAGGGTGGCAGAATGTGTCTTGTTGAGGATTTAATTCGCTGGCCCGCAGTAGGTAATAGAGTGCGTGAAATGGGTCACCTATGGGGAGAGTGGGGGAATATGGCGGTGTATGGATGGCGCGAATTTTGGGGGATATCGACATCGGAGGAATCCAGATGGGTTACAGCCTCTCAGGGGAATCCTTCAAATTACAAACTGTATGTGCGTTTGAAATTCGGGCTTACCAACAGTGTTTCGCCGTGGGATCCGAATAGATACTCGACGGCTGCAGTGATTGAATTGGAGAAAAAATAATGGCCTCAGGATTAATTTTAACCGCCGTCGGCGCCGAGGCGATAGAGACGGCTTATCAGGCCGGTGAGGTGGTCACTATCCCGATCGTCGCGTTTGGTGATGGTGGCGGGGCCTCTGTTACCCCTGACCCTGCAGTAACCAAGCTGGTTAATAAATTTGGGGATGTGCCCTTTACGCAGGGGGATTCGGGTAGCGGCATGATTGCCGGCCAGGCAGTCATAAACGCCCGCGATTATCCAGGGAAAGTGGTCCGTGAGTTCGGGCTGATGAGTAGCGCCGGCGTTCTGATTGCCTATGGCGCCTATCCCGACAGCTATCTACCGGAGCAAAACGACTCCATCGTAAAAGAGCTGGTGATTAGCTTTGCCATGCCGCTGGTACACGCGGAAAACGTGGTACTGGAGATTGATCCGAATGTATCGGTATTGACGATTGAAGAAGCGGACGCCCGTTATCTTTTCAGGAAGGGCGACACGGCGACGGGCGACCTGGGCGCCCCAATGTTCCAGGCAAACGGCACTAACGGCATACCGGCCGGCGCAGGCATGTACAAGGAGCAATTAGATAACCACGCCCCATTTTATTCACCTGATTATCACTGGTCTGTGACGCCAGGAAGCACTTATATCCCCCTCGTTAAAGGGCGAGGCACTCGAAAAGGCAAAGGGTGGCCGACGGCCGTCAGCTTTGGCTACCTTATGCCAGGAACGGATATGCACGCGCATCCTGTCATCCATGCTATCGGTGATAGCGGGATGGAGTGTATTTGGGAGTTTGATACCCAAACCGGAGGCCTAAGAAGTAAAGCCGGGACGTTTGCAATAGAAGAACAGCAACCGATTGTGCCGCTGCCTTTCTCGGGTGATTCCCCGCCGCCTGGCCATGCCTTAATGCTGGGACAGGCCTTTGATAAAAACGCCTATCCGCGCACGGCGCAGGCGTACCCGTCGGGTGTTTTCCCCGACATGCGAGGCCGGACTATTTTGGGGAAACCGGATGATCGCGGCCCGTTATCGTTGGCTGATGGTGAGGTTAAGAGTCACGGCCACGGCGGTGAAGTGGGCAGTGCTGACCTGGGCAGTAAAGAAACGACGCAAGCCGGGGCATTTCAGCCAAAAATTCGCGGTTATCACTCAAACACTGCGATTGATGGCGGCTGGAGTGAACGGTTTTCATTTGAATTAGGCCGAGATTTATCAGACTTCCCTCTGGTAGAGGCAACACCCAATCACTCCCACTGGGTAGATATTGGCTGGCACGGCCACGGCCTGCGTATCGATGCGTTCGGTGCAGCAAGAAACACCGTTGATAACATTGCATTTAACTACATTGTGAGGCTGGCATGACAGAGAGCTTTGAGTTTTCGGATATTCCCCGTTGGGTATGGGTTTACCGCTTTGACGATGCCGGCATTTTTACCGGCTCCCTCAATTTTTACGTCGCGCCGCACACGGGACTACCGGCGAATTGCACCCCGTTGAAGTGTAACCCGAAGGCGGGCCAGGCGGGCGTATGGGATGGCACAAGCTGGACGTATATTCCCGATGTGCGCGGATCAACCTATTGGGATCCGCGTGGAAATCAGTTTGTCATGATGGAGCTGGCCGCGCTGCCTGAATGGGCCGTAACCGCCGCGCCGCCGGCTGCAGAACCTGGCCATGCGGTTTTGCATACGGGCGACGGCTGGCAGCAAATTGAAGACCGATCAGGGCAGACCTACTACACCGCCGACGGTCGCCCCCAGGCAGTGCCCGACCCCTATTTTATCTTGCCCCCTGACTGCACCTTTACGCCGCCAGCAACGCCCTGGGACCAGTGGGACGGTGAGCAGTGGGTAACAGATACCGATGCCCAACAGCGGGCCGCTGTAGAGCAAGCCGCGCAAATCCGGCAGCAGTTGCGGCAGCAGGCAGATCAGCAGATTGAATTGCTTAACGACGCTGCAGAGACAGGAATGAGCGAAGAGGGCGATGATCAACGCCTGGCCAACTGGAAAAAATACCGCGTGCTGTTAAGCCGTGTTGATATCGGCCAGGCCCCCGATATCCCCTGGCCCGCGTTGCCAGCCTGATAAAACAACCCCCTGACCGCCGCCGGCGGTTTTTTTATGCCTGGAGATAACAATGGCAGATTTACATGGTGTGGAAACAATAGAGCTGAATATCGGCTCGGTAGCCGTGACAACCATTCAGACCGCGATTATCGGGCTGGTGGGTACGGCGCCAAACGCGTCTAAAGGGACGGTAGCAAGCCGGACCACGGGCACCCCGTTGCTGGATAATGAGCTGACGTTTAACGCCTCAGAGCCGGGGCGCCTGGGCAATCAGTACAGTGTTAAGGCAGTCGCCGGCGCTGCAGAGGCGAAAACCTCGGCCAGCTATGCGGCCGGGGTGCTGTCGATCATCCTGGGCGCAGATACAGAGGGCGTGATAATCGCGACCGCGGCCGAGGTGGCTGCAGCGGTGAAGGCGGTGGCTGATAGCAAAATCATTGCCGTTGAAACCACGGCGCCGGGGATTGTGGCGCCATTCACGGCCCTGTTAGCCGGCGGGACCGATGAGCCGTTTCCGCTGAATACGCCGGTGGCCGTGATGGGCGGCACCCAACTAAGCGCCCTCGGCGCCGCCGGCACGCTGGGCGAGGCGATTACGGACATCACGGACCAAACGAACGCGCTGATCATTGTCGTGCGTGCGGCGGATAAAGCGGAAGGTAAAGCCGCTGCCGTGCTGAGTACGGAAAAGGGCGTGAAGTTAACGACCGAAGGCGGGGCGAAATTGCTCACAGAGCAGACCTTTGCCGTAGAGCAGGACATGCGGGCTAATCTTATCGCCGCTATGGGCGCCTGGTCATTAAGTGAATCGATCACCAGTTACCGGCCGCGCATTTTGATTGCCCCGGGTTTCAGTGAAGACGATGTGATCGGGAAAGCGCTGGAAACGGCCGCAAACAAATTGCGCGCGGTGGCCTATGTTGATTGTGAATCGATGGCCACGGCTCAGGAGGTTGTCAGCCGCCGCCAAATGTATGGCGCCCGGGTGGAGCTGTTACGCCCGCGAGTCTCGAAAGTGAAAGCCAACGGTGAAATCACCTTTCGCCCTTATTCCGCGTTGGCGGCAGGCCTGCGCGCGCGGATTGATTTAGAAAAGGGCTGGTGGTGGAGCAAGTCCAATCAGGCGATCGCGAACATCCTCGGCGTTGAACAGGTAGACGAGTTTATCCTCGGCGATCGTAACTGCCAGGCCAACTTACTGAACATGGAAAACGTCACGACCATTATCCGCCGTGATGGTTTTCGGCATTGGGGTAACCGCCTGTGTATCCAGGATCCGCAATGGCAGTTTGAATCAGTGCGACGTACTGCAGACGTTATCGAGGACAGTATCCAGGAGACGGCTTTGCTGTACGTCGATCGGCCGCTCGACCTGGAGAATATCGATGACATCCTGGGCACGATTAACTCCTATATGCGCACGCTGACCAAGCTCAAAGCCATTTTTGGCGGCCGGGCCTGGCTGGATGAGGAACTGAACACCACCGAAACCCTAGCGGCCGGTGAGGTCTATATCGATTATGACTTTGGGCCGAAATCACCCACAGAACGGATCACGATGCGGGTTCGCATTAATAATCAATATGCAGTAGAGGAGCTGGGGACGGTATGAGCGATAAAGCAACGGTAAGAGCTTGGACATTTTTTGCCGGCGGTTTCCGTATCCAGGGCGCGCATGAGTACACGCCGCCGGAACTGTCGATCGTCAAAACAGACCTGCGCACCGGCGCGCAGGATGCCCCCACGCCGATGGATGACGGCATGGAGGCGCTAACCTGCCAGATCAAGTTTTATGGCATCGATACGGACATGCTGACCCGATTTGGTTTTGTGACGGGCAATCGCAATCGCTTTGCGGCCTATGAGGGCTATCTCAGCAACGGCCGCGCACTGGGGGCGATTGACGAGATAGAGGGATTTGTTTCGAAAATTACGCCTGACGCCCGGGATAATCAGGCACTGTCAGAAAAGGCGACCACGGTCGAAATCGCGATCAATTACTACAAACAAACGTTTGAAGGTCGCGAGCTGTTCGAAATCGACACGGAGCGCTTTATTCGCCGTGTGAATGGCGTGGATCAGTTGCGCGGCATCGCCGCCAAAATCCGCCTTTAATCCTTAATCACCCTTGCTATCAAGCGGCCCGTGGGCCGCTTTTTTATTGGAGCTTTATATGAATTACCCAGGTCAGAAAGAAGAAATTAAATTTTACACCCCGCTTACGTTGAAGGATGGCAGTCAATTAACGAGTGTCTATATGCGTGAGCCATTGCTAAGGGACCGCCTCGATTACTCTAAAAACCCTGGGAACGCAGTCGAAAAAGACGCGGGAATGATGGCGAACCTTTGCGATATGAATATAGAGGATATGTATTTATTGACTGCCGCAGACTATGCGCAGGTTGAGGCAGCGTTTAACCGTTTTTTGCTGCCACCGGACGAGCGACAGAAAGCGAAATCCAAAAAGCGTTAAGGCTTATGGGCCGTCGATTGCATTACACAATGGCAGACTGGTTAACCATGCCATTCTCAGTGTTTTGTCAATTTATAGAAATTGAATTGGAGCATATAAATGACAAGCATTAGCCAGAAAATGAATGCTTCCATTAATTTTGGCGGCAATATCGACTCAAGCTGGGGACAATCTACAGCCGGATTAAATAAAGGCTTAAAAACAGTTACCCAACAATCGGGAAAATTGACCGCGCAGCAAAAGAAATTGCGGGAAGCAATTTTAAAGGCGAAAAATGAAGGGAAAAACATTAATGAATTAAAGTTGCAATATGACAAAGTGGGCCGCGCCATCAAGCGGGCCAATGATGAGCAGGAGGAACTGAATCGCAATTTAAAACTGGCCGAGCGACTGGAGCGGCGCCGCGAGCGCTGGGGAAAAGTAGGGCAGCTCGGCGGGCGTCTGGGCCGGACGGTCGGCACGGGGTTAGGGGTTGCCGCAATAGGCGGTTTAATTGGTGCCGGTATTGGTGCCGTAATGACCCCTGTCAGTATGAATGCAAAAACGGCTGAATCTGTAGGTAAGGCCCGCACCTATGGGGTGGGGGTTGAAACCTATAACGCCTGGGATAGTTATGCGCAGCAGATGGGGCTGAATGGTGAAAATTTTGGCGACTTGCTGGAAGAGTTAAAAAACAAGGTCGGCGAGTATAAAGCGACCGGGGAACAAAGCTCCCTCAATGATGCTTTTAAAATGCTGGGGTTCGGTGCCGGCGATTTGGCCGGCATGAACAATGAGCAGATGTTTGAAAAAATAATGGGGCGTGCGCTGACGCATAAAGACGAGCAGGAGGCGGCGTCCGCGGTCGATATGCTGATGGGGGGTGAAGCCAATAAAATCCTGACCTACATGCGCCTGACCGGCAAAAGTTACAAGGAGATGATGGATCAGCAGAAACGATACAACCTGGTGACGAAGGAGGGCGCTGATGGGGCCATTCGTGGCAACATTGCTTTCAATAACTTGCGCACGGTCTGGGGATCCTCTGTTGAAGAAATCGCCGGCAAGTTAGGTAACGACCTGGCGCCGATGGTGACAGAATTGGCGGACGAGCTATCCGACTGGTTTAAAAATGGAGGCATTGAGGTTATCGCCTCCACCATTAGAGAATCCTGGATCCCTGCGTTAATTGAATTTGGTAACGGTTTAATCACATTTAGCAAAGTAGCCATGAGTGTTGCCCGATTTTTATCTAAATTCGTCCCTGATGAAAATGAAGATAAAAAAGATGTATTACGCTCTCTAAGTCTTAATGGTTCAACTGAAATAGCCAGGAATACAGCAGAAAGGAATGGGTTAGGCGCGTGGTTTGATGAACAATTGAAAGCTAATCCTAATTTGGTAAAAGAAGCTGTAAAAGCTAATACAGACTCTAAAGGTTGGATGTTTAGAGACAATAAAGCATACGATAAAAATATTGACGATATATTTAATAAAACGGTGAATAAAGAGGAAGGTGATCCGGTACTCAGTAAATTCTCAGAAATGATAGGGAGTATTAGCGGCTCGGGTAGCGGTGAGAAAGCGCCGGTTACGGACAATCGCCGGCAGCAGGTCAACATGACGGTGATCGCTCAGCCAGGCCAGGACCCGCAGGCGGTGGCGGATAGCGCCGTAACGTCAATGAAAAACCTGGATGTATTTAACGGTAACAACGCAATGCATGACCCTGCGGAGGTCTGGTAATGGTGGACATTATCGGCACGATCACGGGCGCCTACGATGAACGGCGGCCGGCGGACAGCGCCAGCATTATGATGATGCTCGGCAACTTTGAGTTTTCTATCGACACGGCGACCTATAACCAGCTGACGCGGGAGGCAAGTTGGCGCTGGAGTGAACAGGAGCGGATCGGCAAACAGGACTTGCTGCAGTACACAGGGAAATCCGCCAGGACGGTCAAAATGGACGGGGAAGCGCATTCTCAGTTTCGGAACGGTGTGGCCGGCATCGATGCGCTTTATGATCTGGCCGACAAAGCCGAGCCTCAGCAATTGGTGAGCAGCGCCGGCGATGTGCTGGGCTGGTGGGTTGTTACCGAATTTTCCGACACGACGCCGCTGTTTTTACCGGGTGGCGCCCCCCGCAAGAAAACCTACTCGATCACGATAAAACATTATGCCGATGACCTATCTAACCCGTGAGGGTGACGTGCTGGATGCCGTCTGCGCGGCCCACTACGGCACGGAGAACCTTTCGCAGACCGTTGTAACGGTTTTAGGCGCTAATCGCGAACTGGCGGCGCTGGGGGCTGTTTATCCGGCAGGGTTAATCATTACCTTGCCGGACATAGAGACGCCAACGCCTGAATCACCGATCCAGCTATGGGATTAACCGATGCAACAAAAACAGCCGGCCGAATTCCGGCCAGAATTCCGCATTATTGCGGAGGGGCGGGATATAACCGCGATCATTCGTGAAAACCTGGTGGATCTCAGCTTAACGGACAACGGCGGCGCCACGGGCAAAACTGATGAACTGCAAATTACCCTCCTGTCGGAAACGCTAAAACTCCCGTCAAAAGGCGCCCGTCTGAGCGTTGCCCTGGGCTTTAATGGCCAGTTGGTTGATAAGGGTTGGTTTGTGGTGTCTGGCCGCGCCAGTAGCGGGCCACCGCGCAAGATCCAGCTTTACGCCACATCGGCCCCAATGAACGCGCAAAAACAGCCAGGTGATGTGCAGAGCCAGAAAAGCCGCAGCTGGGACGGCGTGACGCTGGGGGACATTGTGAAAACGGTGGCCACCGATAACGGCCTCATCCCCAAAATAGCCACGCAGCTGGCCAGTATCGCGATAGAACACATTGACCAGGTGAGAGAGTCCGACGCGGCGCTTATGACCCGCCTGGCGCGTGCGCATAACGCGGTAAGCAAGGCCGCCGGTGGTTATTGGTTGTTCCTGGAGCAGGGGGAGGCGACCACCGCCAGCGGTGGCGCCCTCAGTAACGTAACGATAACCCGGGAGGCGCTATCCTCGTGGAGCTATTCAGATGGCCAGCGCGGGGCCACAACGGGAAAGCCGGCGAAGACTGCAGACGGTAAGGGCAAAAAGGGCAAAGTGAGCGTTGCCTATTTCGACCCCGCTGATGGTCGAACGAAAACGCAATCACTGGAGCATGATGGGCCTGACCAGTCCAACCCCTTCACGCAGCCGAGCAAAGCCCAGGCGGACAGCAGCGCCAAATCAAAAATGACGCAGGCCAACCGGAACGAAAGGCGAATGACGCTAAGCGGCCCGGGCCGGCCGCAGTATGTGCCGTTGACGGCTGAAAGCCGGATAACAACGGCGGGATTTGGTGAGGAAGAGGATCGCACCTGGTTAATCGAGTCCCTGGCGTTCTCTTTGAGTAGCTCGGGCCTGACGATGGCGTTTAACCTGGCCACTGATATTAAACCGCCTACCGGCAATAAAGGCGCGAAGAAGAAAAAGAAATCCGATGGCATTGGCTATTTCGATTAA